ATCGTAAGTCGCCAACGCCGATAATTCTTCTTCGGATAGGTCGGCATAAAGGTCGGTAAGCTGTTTTATCAGATCCGCCTTAATCTCTTTGGCTTCTTTTTTTTCTGCGGGAGTGCCAGTTTTAAGTTTCTCAATGTCGGCTATTTTCGTAGCCATTTCACCGAGTTGAGTTTTCAGGGTTTCTTTTTCGTTTTTCTCCTGAGTGAATAGCCCCTGCAAAGTCTCATACTTATGCTTGTAATCCTCGCCGGAAGTTCCTGCTGTCCCTGATTCTTCCTTCGGCTGCTGTGCCTGAGTCCCGTTTGTTCCTTGTGCGGATTCGTCACCCGCGGTGGACAAATTATCGTCAGTTACTTCAGCCTTTTCCGAACTGGACGTGCCGGATGTTCCTTCCCCAAAAGCCTCGTTAAAAGCACTTTCCGTGTCTTTCGGCATGTCGGAAAGTTCATTTACTTCATCCGCTCCTGCATTTTTCACAACTTTTTCTGCCATTACAGCCCCCTCAAAAAGAAAAGTGTGTCAAACTTGCAAATTTTCATGTGTCCAAAATAACACAGTAGTTTTATTTATGTCAAGAAAAATTTATTTAATAAGAAAAAGCCACCGTAAAATCACTTCTACGATGGCTTTCTTGTGACACCGGCAATGCCGATGAGGACGGGTTATTTTTTCAATATCGGACTTTTCTCAAACATGTCCTTCAATTCTTTCAACTGGAGTATGCGCCCCTGTATTTTAGGGATTTCCTCGATTCTCGCTGTGTCTATCTTGACACGGTTTTCATCAATCAGAACCTCCATCAGCGAAAGAAATAATTTCAAAAGGTCTGAATTGCTGTGCTCGTATATCTGCCCGATGATATTAGCTTTGGTTGTGCGCTCCATTATTGATCCTTTCTATCCCTGTTAATATTATCCATGCTGCTGCAACCACTCTTGGAACTTGTCCATTTCCAATGGCTTTAAGTCTGTCCACCCTAGAGGCCACCCCATGAGCCACTCGACCCACGTCGGGTTCAACTGGCCACCGGTTACATCCAATGTATTGCATAATCCGTCCATCGGCGCATGGGTTCCTCTTTGTGTCTTCCCTTTCCAGTCCCGCTGTTTGGGCGTCGGGAATATTGATTTTTTGACCTCCTCCGCAAGTATCTTTCCGCCCTTCTGATTCGGTCTGCTCCCCGGATTCCCCGCCCGTGGTGTCGGCCACATTCCGTGTGTCGCCATATATCCCAAGCTCGGCGTTTGCCACTTGTTGCTCGAATGTCCTCCCTTGTGTTCTGAAGCCTTCGGCGTCGGCAAGAATCCACACTCGTTTTCTTCTGTGCCATGCTCCAACGTCGTCAGCCCCAAGTTGTAATGGTCTTGAAACGTCATAGCCAAGTTGCCGCAAGTCTCTGATAACCACCGGCAGATAGGTGCGGACTCCTGGCACATTTTCAAGCAATACGAATCTGGGTTTGACAATTCCAATAACATCTGCGGTTGCCGGCCACATATTGCGTTCGTCGTTTTCCCCTTGTTGTTTTCCAGCAACACTGAAGGGCTGACACGGAAATCCTGCGGTAATGACATCAACCAGCCCCGTATAGCTTGAGGCGTAACCTTCTGAGATGAACTTTCGGATGTCTCCGAAGATAGGGGCGGCATCCAGAATACCGTCGGTAATTCGCTGCCTGAGCACTTTTTGGCAGTACACTTCTTTTTCAACATAGCCAATGATTTCCCATCCAAGCAATTTTGTTCCAAGTAATCCACCTCCTGCTCCAGTAAAAAGAGATAACTCTCTCATTATTCACCTTGACCTCCCGTCTTTTCCGGCTGTGCCGCACCATGAATTACTTCCGCCACCTTTGCGTGTTTCTCCAACACATTCGCATCTTGGACTCTCACCGCGGCATCTGCGGCCGGTTTCTTTATCCCCGCCTCTGCGTTCTTATCTTTTGCCTGAGCCGTGGCTTTCAGAGTCATAGCCTTCTTGTAATCAATTTCAGCCAACTGCACCTGCATTGCCAACTTCTTCATTTCCGGATCATTCAGCACGGCCAGATACGGAGCGGCTTCGTCATCCGATCTCAACATAGAAGCAGGCATACCATGAGCTTTCCACTTTTCTCTCAGGAACTCTCCCCGGGGAACATAACACCATTCTTCCGGAGTCAAAGTTGTGGATAACAGATTAAGCGACTGCATCCTGACTTCCTTGGTAATGAGATTGCTCGAACCCTGAGCTTTTACCAGGCAATCGCCTTTGATGTCATTGCGGGGATTGAATTCCATGTTCCAGAGGTAGATTGCCCTCATAGTCACAGTGGTCAGTGCGTCAAAGTTTTTCACAATATCTTCGAGGGAAATGAGAACATTGCCTACTTTTATCGAGGCGGCGCCCACGGTCTCGTTGCTGTTCTTCGGTGCCTCTGATGTCACCCAAGCCGGCAGACAGCTTTCCACGTCGGCAAAGTTCATGAAGTGGTCTTTGAGTGCCAACAATTCCGTAAGATGAGAATCGAACTGGACGGCTCTGAGTGCCGGATACTGGGAATCAACGCCGTATCCCTCTCGATACCACATCTTTCTGGCATAGAATCCGTCAAGGTCTTGAGTGCTCATCAGCAATGAGACATTCACTTCCATCTGCGGTCCAGCTACGCACGCGGCGTTATCCAGAGCGGCTCTTGCGGCGCCACCGACCGATAATGCGCTATGCCGTATGATTCTGGCCAAGCCCTGCCCGAATATGCTGGTTTCGTCTTTTTCATAATAGAAAAACCTGTGAGGACGCTTTCCATCGATGATGTCATTCGGTCCCTGTTTAATCACCTGATTACCAAGCAACCATGCCTCGGCTTCAAAGGTATTGCCATTTTCATCTTCAAGAAGTCCCCAAAACTCCAGAACCTCGTAATTTTCACCCACGGTCTTAACGCCCTCAGACTTTCTTTTTTCCTGGGAGTCGATATCGTGAAGATCCTGCTCGTAGGATTTAATCGTGGCATCGCCTTTTGGATGCTCGGCCATATACGCTCTTATGACATCCCCGTAGAAGTCATTACGCTTTGCCAAATCCTGCAATTCGAGTTTATTCATGACGTGGCGTTCGAAATAACCTGAAAGTTTTTCCGGATCGGTTACGCCCATGTCGGGATAAAAATCCCACAGGCGAGTGAATTTGAAGATAGGATATTTTTTCGCCACCATGCTCGAAACGAATTTACCGTCAATATAATTCCAGATTTTCTCGTTAATAGTTTTGGTAAAGGGACCGCGGAATATACCCGTTCCATACTGGACACCTGATTTTAAAACGGACTTTGCCTCATCGACATATTTTGTTTCAATAAGCTGATCATCCATTTCGCTTTGCATCAAGGCGCCGGTGTTAGCCGCATACTGCTTTATTCTTTGTTTGAGCCGCTTCGAGACTTCTTCTGGGTTCAAAGGCTGAGGCTGCTGACCGGATGCTTGAGCCGCTTGCTGTGCCTCCGATGTCATTTCCTGCACTACTTTCTGTCCAAGGCCGTCAACAATCGCCTGAGCAAGATCTGGTTCGGGAGTGGGTTCGATTGTATAATTCCTGTCGGTGGAGGGAAATAGCATACTGTTCAGGCGTGATAACAGGGATGCGTTCTTCGCCCGGGTGATCTTGGGATAGACCTTGCTATTGCCGGGTTCGATTTTAACGTCAGGATCGTAAATTCCGCGTATCTGGCGCAAGTCCTCGAGCCATTCTGTTTCTTTCGGACGCCGGTTCGCTTCGTTTGTCGTAAACATTCCCCTGAGCTTCGTCCCGAGTGCGGACAGCCAGTCTTTGAACTTTTGAATTTGTTCTTCGGTTAATATAATTTCGTCTGCCATGGTGTGCCTCCCTAGAATTATTTCTTACTAAGATCAATATTGCAACGCATTCTGCGCTCCATAATTTCATCAGCGTGATCAAGCGCAAATGTTATATTTTCTATTTTATATGTTACTTTTCTTATATTAATAAAACTACTGATAGGTGGGATAAATGATGAATCAACAAACGCTAAGAGTTTGTCTTTATAATAAAATTCTATTATATCTTTGTTCATTTTATAATCTCCATTTTTTGTTAAAGTCCGACAATCGATGACGCCGGTTTATGTTTATGTTGATGACCTATGCGCTTTAAAACTTCTTCATTCCGCTTGTTTTTGTTTTTTGCGTCTGTAACGTAATAGCAGAGGTACTGGAGCGCGTCCGCGGGATGGGAATAAATATTCTTAAAAGGCTGATCGGAAAATTCATTTGTCGTCCCCGCTATCCTCTGCCGGTGGTATCCGCCATTAAGAGCCTTTCTTAACATAACACATTTTGGAGAAATAATCAGCGCCGGTTCGCCGTCAATCATTTTTGTAAGCAATCCCTCGACCGCCGCTATACGAGGAAGTAATGCGTTTGTTGGACAAGGCATAATCTGTTTCAATCCGAAATCTCTCAGGACATCGTAGCACGTTGACTCATCCGTAGGAGTTCTCTGCGATCCGGCAGGATCTCCATATCCTCCTTGAATCGGCATACCGAAATAATTGGCACGCAATACTGGCATCACTACATTCTGCAAGTGATTTTTTAATCCCATCCCATCGGAAACAAATTCTTCAAGAATCAATAATTTTCCCCTAGGGGTTATTTGTCCAAGCAACATCGTGGGATTAAGTCCGAAGTCATACGATACCACCAACGGCCTATCCTCCATTGGCTGAATAACTGACAGCGCAATATGCACATTGTCGTTGAATTGCTCGATGACAGGTTTGCCCTCTTGGGTATATCCGTATTTCCCCTCGATATAAACACGGACGTACTGTTCGTTTTTTCCAATAGCGAGGGTTTTGTAATAATCTTTGGCAAGGTTCGGCAGATTCTCCGCCTGTGGAGAAAGGCCGGACGGCTGTTTGAAGATTGCGGCAGTGGACGGTTTTACTTTTTCAAAATAATTATACCATTCGCTGTTCTCGTCTGGTGGGTTTGTGTCAAGAATAATTCCAGTCCAAGAACAACCGCCGTCTTTTTTTCCCGGATAGCGATTGATACGGCCATCAATGGCATCAATGATCTCCCATGGGACTTCTCGCGCTTCGTTTATCCACGCTCCGGTTAATTCCATGGAAAGCAAATTAGAAATATGTTCTGGTCGGTCAAGGGCTCGAAACATTAATTCAAGGTGAACTCCTGGCATTTTTGTTATCAAATAATTATGATGGGTAACTGAATATTCGCCAAAGACTGACTCTGGAAGCCAATCAAACACTGTACGGATAGTCGTATCGACCAACATACGAAATGTGTTTCTTACGATTGCATACCTTGATCTTCGTATCCCGTCAGCAGAGGCTTTCTGTTCATGCGCACGTCGAATAATTTCCATAAGACAACCGGACGACTTACCGGAATTATGATGAATAGTCCCATCCGCCGTCACATAATTATTTGTATTTAAAACTTTGATATCCCAATATTCTTCCTTGACATTCAATCTCTCTATTGATATTATGTTCCCATCGGATAAGGAGGAAGATTTATATGAATGAAAATACTCGGAAAATAATTTCTTTGTACGACGGTAAGTTGACTTCAATCGATGTAGCAAAAATTGTCGGAGTGGGATCACGTTATGTGAGAAAAGTAGCGAAGAAATACAATCTCGAACGCCTTCATTGTGGGGCACGATTCGGGGAGGATAACCACCAGTATGTATCAGGTCGTAGGATTGATCTTGATGGATATGTCCTCGTGACGGCTCCGCTAGGTCATCCTTATGCTCGGAAAATATCAAACCGTTTGGGGTGCATAATGTTTGAGCACCGACTCGTGATGGAAAAACATCTTGGTCGGTATTTGCTTCCCACAGAAGTCGTTGACCATAAAAACGGATTAACTTTGCACAACGATCCTGAAAACTTGAGAGTCTTTCAGAAGAACGGAGACCACCTTCACGAAACGATTTCTGGAATACCGAAAAATATATCTGTAAGTGGTCGCCGGAACATTGAGTTAAGATATCACCCTGACACAAATCGGACACCGGTCGATATTTATTATCTCCGCAGAGAACGCGGTGATGTCCGGCTGCTACAAATTCTCCATGCCGCGTTGAAATTCGGTATAGATAGTCCTTTCCTTTTGGGAACGCACTACCATTTAGAGAAAAAACAAATTGATTGGATTTATCGTCCCAACTTAGAACAAGCATTGAATGGGTTACTTCAGAGATGGGAACAAGACCTTCTGATGTAATAACTAGAGTATCCCCACGAAGACAACCAAATGGTCCCATGAGTCCTCTTATCCGCTTATTACTCTGCGCAAACTTCTTGATCGTGGGGACTGAGGAATAGTCATATAATATTTTATAGGGTTCGGCCATTATTCCTAGTACCTTCTGAATTTAATAGTTTCTCCGCCTTTTTTAATTATCGGTTTATCCTGTGCATCGTAAAGTATCGGAGGAAATTTTGATGGCTTAGTAGCAGAATCATAAAGACTCTGCGCCGCTTTC